TATCCGCGTGTAAACTTTTTTATTCGTTTTTGAACCTTTTCGTCGTAACTTGACAATTCTTCGTCTGTTACTTCATCTACAGGTTCCTTAGCTGGTTTACGGCCCCTGTCCTCTACGGGGGTATCGTCTTCGATTTCTACTTCAAACTTATCGTCTTCAGCAGCAACATCCTGTTTATCAGGATCGGGTAGTTCAAATTCAGGTAATGCCATGATTTTTCCTTTAAGCAGCGCGACTAATACCGCGTGGGTCTTGAACAACGGCCTCTATTGAGGTATCCGCGATGATGCGGAACTCACGACCGTGAATTTTCAGGCGTGTGCCTGAATTGGGGCGGACGATGACAAAGTCACCGACTTGGCAGCTAGCTCCACTTGGAAAGCGGGTAGCGTCTTTGTAGCAATCAGGTCCCATCTTTACTACAAACAATACTGGGGTCAGTACTTCTTCATAGTGCATGGTCTGACTATCTTTAACAATACCCACCTCACTATCCGCATACTCTTCTATCGCTTCAGGAACGACAGTCAACATGTAATAGGTAGATGGATCGGGCAACTGTTTAGCCTTGTCTTCGTTACTAGCATTCAAAATGCCAGACAAGTCCACAGCGGAAACATCAAACTCACTCATCGGAATACTCCATTTTTTGCACAAGGTCTTTGACAAGTTGTTCTGCATGAGTCAGACCCCGGATGACACCGCAGACATGCCGATACTCGGCAAAATCTTTTGCACCTCCTCCTGCGAGGAAGGAAACTTGATCGCCACGGAGTTTGTCAATCTCACTGGCTAAATATTGAAACGCTTGGTTACTCATTTATCTCCCTTTTTAGAAGACTGTCTATTCTGTATAGACTGCATGTTTTGTTGACGATACTGAGACTGTATTTGGGCACGATGTTTTTGTGCATCTAGCCCCATGCGCATACCTTCAGTTTCCTGTTGGCGTTGTGCCTTGTCTTTAGCTGCTGCGGCGTTTGCGCCAACTTGCATAGCCGCGATTTCTTTCTGTGACTCAATACGAGCAGCTTCAAGCTGCAACTGTTGGGCTTTGGCTTGAGCGTCTTGTTGTTGTTTCTGAGCTTTGAGTTGAACTTCTTGTTGCTTGAGTTGAAGCTCTTGCATTTGCATCTGGACGACAGGGTCTTGCATTTGTTGTTGGGCAGCTTGTTGCTGCATCGCTTGTTGAGATTGCGTAAGTAGTTGTTGCGTAGCTTGAGCGGCGGCAATAGCAATTTGATCTGCCATTTCTTTTGGAATCTCTGGACGATTCTGGTCGTCTGAACTCATATCTTCCATAGGTGGCAAAGATTTACCAATCATCTGCTCAACCTGCACACGATACTTAAATGCCATGTGCTCGTTGATGTGTGCCATAGCCGCAGCCATGATCCCCTGACCCATCGGATTGTTCTGCAACAACTGTTGAATATGTGGGTTCTGGATAAACGCTTGGTGGCTCATCATGTGAGCATCGTGGTTCTGCTCAACAAATGCTTTAGCGGGCTTGCCTGTCAAGATGTTCTGGTTCTCTTGCACTGGGTCTACAGGTTTAGAGTCATCTTCTACTGGCACTAGCTTGTTAGCATTCTTGATACCCAACACCTCAATCATCTGACGATGCAATAGCGGTAAGTTATAGAGTTGCGGTGCACTTTGGGCAAGTTGCAATACGGCTTGGTATTGAACAATCTTCTGCGCCATAGTCGCAGCATTTGGGTCACTTACTGGAATAACGTCTGTTGAGTCGTAGTCAGACTTCTTAGCCTTGCGGTTTCCCTCTTCAGGCTTGTAGTCGTATTCTTCAGGTGTGTAATCAGCAATTATGATCTTGAGTAACTTGAACTCTTGTTTCATCGCATAGTGCAAGCGTGCCTGCACTGCTGTCATTACTTTTAATGTGCGTTCTAGCAAAGCTAGTGTTGTGCCAACAGGAGCATTAGCACTCATGTCGGAGACATTCATATCCCCAGATGAAGCGAATGCCCGGCCCTCTTGGACTATCTGTTGGAACAAAGCCATCAATACTTGTGACGGCTCCTTATATGGCAGTGGTAGTATGTTGTCACGGATGCTTCCGGAAGGGACATCTACGTCCCTGAATTCTCCGGGTTGAATCGGTGTGTCATCACCTTTAATGCGAAGGCCCCGTGATTTAAGTCCTCCGGGGAGGTTAGACAAAGTGCCAGCATCAACCAATTGACGGATGAGCATGGTAGCTGATTTAGCGTAACCTCCAATGAGATGGATAAGTCCGTATCCATAGAATCCAAAACCGGGGATGTACTGGTAGTGGACAAAATGTTGTCGCTTTGTGTGGAGTACGTCATCTTCATACCAATTCCTTCTAATAGCTAAGATAGTGCGGGATGCTTTCTCTATAGTAACCACATATGGCAATGCAATCCCAGTCTCACGACCTTTTTTATCAGTATGCTCAAACCCTTTTAGGTCAATATTGACGTGCATCTCAAGGATGCGGAAGCGATCATCCTGCGTCGCAGACATGCCTGTCTCTTCAGCTTTCTGCTTCTCAATATCGTCTAGCTCATAGCCAGGTTCACCTAAATCAACGTCGGTGTAAAAGCCTGCTTCTTGTAGTTTGATAATCTCGTTCTCAGTCTTACGCATCACATGCGTAACTCGCTCGGCATCCTCAATACTAGAGGCCCCAAACGGAACGACGATGTCTTCTGCGGGAATAAATACAGCTACTTGACGACCCTTGCTTGGATCGAAATACACTTTCTTGAACGCTGAACCTGCTAGTGGTAGTGACCACAACATCTTTTCATGTTCAGGTCTGTACTCAGTCATCACATCTGTTAACTGATAGTTCATATCCTCGCGCACGCGTGCGGCAGCTTCTTCACGCATCTTGTCAATCGCGCCTACGATCTGCGTCTTTACAGGCCCCATCGCTGGGAATGTCTCCATCATCGCCTCAGACTGGAACCGTACAACTGACTCAGTCAACATTGGGTGAAACACACCACAAGCACCCTGCCAAGGTTCTGTTCGTTCTTCGTAGTTAAGCCCAAGCAACTTTAGACCGTCGACATACGTCTTGATCCAGTCCTTGCGGTCCATCACGTCTTTGTCAAAGTCTTCTACTAACTCTTCTGCAAGGCCAGACAACTCACCGTTGTCCATGTAATCAGCAAGATTGGCATCAAAGGTTTCTGCTGTCTCTTTCTCAGGCTTGAGTTGAATCTCGATATCACCTACGTGTATATCGACAGACTCTGGGTCTTCGATCTCGATCTCCACACCAGGCTCATCCACCATATCAGCAAGACCCATAGGTGCTTGATATAAACCTTTGTCCATCATGTTCGTTGCCATGTGTAATCCTTATACAGTGTAGTACCGCTCGGAAGCGCGGCGACCTTTAAACCAAACAATATCTTCAGGCTCATCAGTCTCAAGCCTAATGAATCCGCCATTTCTGAATCTTAACAGTGCAAGGGTAGTGGAGTCCACTAAGTCGTCGTTAGCGCCAGAGGGAAAGTCATTGCATTCTTCTATTACTTCCTTCGCCCATCTGCGATCTGGTGCGTACACAATGCCACCCTGAAACAGTGACGACACTGCATTTACACGAGCTATCTTGTCTTGCCCTTTACCCGGAGTGAACTCCCCCACCGGTATCCCCATGCGTCTGAACTCTTGATAAAGCACAGAGCCGTTGGACTTCTTCTCAACCATGAATGCGTCTGGCTCCCACTCCTTGTACTCTTCTAGCACAAGCTTCTTGAGGTCTGGGTACTCCATGCGTTTCTTAATAGCATTGAGCAAAATGATGCTGTGGTTGTTGGTCTCCTCGTTGAAAAAGACCCCCCATGTAGTTAAGGCGTTGTAATCAGCACGGGTGTTGGCTTCTTGTGCCGCGTCCAGACTCATGATGATGAACTCGCATTGGGGTGTATCTTCCTTGTCCCAGATACGCCACCACTCCTTCTTTATTAGTGCGCCCTCTTCTGATACAGGGTTTTGCATGTACTGGGCTTCCCAGTACCGCACGTCCATACCAGCCTTTTTGGACAGCAATTCCTCAATAGTCCAGAAGTCACCCCATAGCGGCTTGTCGTTCAGGATAGCTGGGAACTCAACTACTTCCCACGGGTCAACATCTTCTTCCCGCTCCATCTGACTCAGTATTTGTCCAGTTAGGTCTAGTTTAGACCACCTAGTCATCACGATAATAATAGCACCGCCTGGCATAAGGCGCTGAATAGGACCAGACTGGAACCACTCCCAAGCAGGAAGAAATACATCGGCCCGCCCTGTTTTAGCATCTTGCTCTGAATGAGGATCATCAATGATAAATAGATCAGCACCCCGGCCTGCAAGAGCGCCTCCGACACCAATTGCAAAGTACTCACCATTGAAATTTGTCCCCCATCTTGATGCTGACTTAGAGTCAGATTGCAGTTCTACCTGCGGAAATATGTCTTTATAACCATCTGAACCCACAAGGTTACGAACGCGGCGACCAAAGTTAACTGCCAAATCAGCAGTGTGAGACGCCATAATGACCTTCTTATGGGGGAATTTGCCCAGAAACCACGCTGGCGCAAGATAGGAAATGAGCTCAGATTTACCGTGTCGAGGCGCAATATTAACGATGACACGCTTTTTCTTTCCTGCGGCGATGTCTTCAAAGATTTTAGCGAGTCTACGATGGTGCGGACCAACTTTATAACCGGGATATACATGATCTGCAAAGTCTAATAGTGAATCTTTACCTACAATCTGGACAGATTCGCTGTCCCAAACCTTGATTAGTTCAAGAATTTTGCGTTTTTCGTCTGGCGAAGCTGTGGGCAGCAGACTTTTTAGCTTTTCAATCTGCTGTTGTGTTATTTTCATGCTTTATTTCTATAACTTCCACGTCAATCGTGCGTTTTTCCAACTTAGCGAGGGTCTCGAGGAGCTCTTTCTCGACTTCTTCCATAGATTGTTGCTTATGGGTGACCT